GATTCCTCTACGTCTCGTGGGCTCGGAGATGTGTATAAGAGACAGCTATTGAACAGAGACTCAATTAAGATTAATTCTGTTGCCCTTGCCAAATCACTACGGGCAGTAACAAACTGTATTACTTGGTCGTCATCCGCTGCTGCACCATTAACATCATCTGTCGCAAAGATCGAGTCAGCCACGCTTTTTGTGAAGGCAACCTCGTCTACGTCTGAGGCCGACGAATCGTCAGTCAGGCCGCGACTAAACGTTAACTCTTTGTTGTCTGCCGCAAGGCCGCTGTCTGAAAAAAACTTACCCGTATTGCGAAAAAGAATGTCGCGGAGCACACCAATGTCCACACGGGGCTTCTGTACACTTTTTGTGTTTTCGTCGTCCGCTGATCCGGCGTCCTCGAGCGACCTGCCAAAGTTCACAGCTTTAGCGTCATTTGCAGAGGCTGTGTCGGACTGAACCTTACCTACGCTTTTTACTGAAGAGTCTTGTGCTGCACCAGCATCCGAAAAAGTCCTAACAGCACTAAACACTCGCGAGAAAACATCCGACGCTTGTGTGGTGTCTGACCTTGACGTAGTAAATTGTTTGGCAAGCCCTTCGGTTGCTCGGGCCTGATCTGAACGAACCTTGCTGAAAGCCTTCGTTTTGGTCTCTTGCGCTGTTACAGCGTCCGACTTTGGTTTCGTTAGCGCGCGTGTTGAAGCTTCGGTTACGACCGTTGCATCCGAACGCGAGCGAGAAAAGGACTTTAAGGCGGTGTCTGACGCTGAGGCCGATTCAGATAAGCCCTTGTTTAGCTCAAATATCAAGTCGTCAAGAGCGTTGGCCAACTCTGTAAGGCGCAAAAGAACAAGGAAGTCGCCAACCTCAACAGCAAGACGCAAGGCCGCATACTGCGCAGCAGCGCGCATTTGAACATAAGAGGCGCTTGCGGAAAGGCTCGTGTATCGAACTGCAGCAGCAAGAGTTTGGTACTGGGCAGAAGAGGCGAGGCGAGCGTAGGCGCTCTTCGCTGCTAGGGTTGTGTAGGAGGCGGCAGCTTTGAGTTTCTGGAAGGCACTGCCAGCATCCATTAGAACTGTTCTCGAACCTGAAGCTTAATCAGGTCGTAAACTGTTTGAATCGAGCCGTTGGAGGCCTCATACTCGACCTCCGCCTCAAAGGTACCAGAGGTGTCGAGTGTGTCGCTGTCAAAAATAAATACGACTTCCCCGTTTGTTGGGTCCGTCAAATTTCCAACCAGCGTGTCTTTTACAGAAGTTCCGCCAATTTCGCGCACCTTCATGCGAACGGTCGATGAGGTTAGGTCAATCTTTGCCCATGTTGTTTCGTCCTCGGGGTCAAGGATCGCGCCAGCCGCTGCTGTGTTTTGGTCGCGGATTGTCAGCTTGAGTTGAGGGAGAGTGTCGCCCTGCACAAGATAGATGGTTTCCGAATATGCCATCAGATAAACTCCCGTGGAGTTACGGTAAGAGACGCTCCGCCGTGACCGTACTTGGATTGACGAATAGCGGCACCAATAGCCCGCTCATAAATCTGCGCGTTTGCGCTGGCCGAGGCTCCATCAAGCCAAGGCTGGCCAGACATCATTTGCAAACGAAAAAGAGCTCCAGAAACTATAGCTTCGCGCCACTCAAGGCCAATAGTGTCTGGAATCGAAGTTGATCTCTGAGTAGGCTTCAGGGTGTAGATTGCCTTAAGGATTTCCCTTTCGGCTGGCTTAGGCCCAATCAGAAGGTTGCTGTTGTCATACTGCGCGTAGTACTGTGGCGGCGAGCGGTCTGAAACCTCAATTCGCATAAAGGCATCTTCATACGGTACGGCGGTAAGCGGCTTGCCGTTCCGCAAAATTGCCGTGACGTGGTTGGGCTCCGTGCCTGTCGGCGCGTCCAGCTCATAGTCGGTGACGTTGGGCACAGCGACGATTGTGAGCACATCCGCCCTGTACAAGTTCGTGCGCGAACAAAAGTCAATGCATGTATCTCTGATCGCCCGTTCCGCCGTAAATTCTGGGCAGCCCAGCACCTCCGGCAGGACGTAGACGAAGAGGTCGCTATACTTCACTGACCACCACCCCTTGGCTGTTGTGACATCATGCTCTGGACCAGACCTCCGTCCGCCTGAGACTTGATCCCAAGCGACGTGGTGAATGACTGGAAGTAAACTCCAGCGCGATTGAGGTTAGCAAACTCGCTGTCTTTCTGATACGCGCGATACATCATGTAATCCATGATGGCGTTTGCGTAGATGTCATCAATTCCAATAACCTGAGTGTCGGTTGAGAAGTTGGCGATTTCAATGTCTACCGGAGAAATTGCATAGACAATGTCTACCTCATGGTCCGCAGCGGGAACCGGAAAGAGGTAGAAGTTCTTTGGATCAAGCGCGTCGTATACGTAGTGCTTGACGCCATCGGCAACCGCTGCAGTTTCATACCAGTCAGGAAGCTGCACATCGAGGATCATGCGATCAACCTTGGTGATAGCCCGACCGCCTGTATTCCTTAGAATGTTTATGAGCCGAAGTCCGTCTGCAGGAAGAGCCTGCTTTGGGTCGTTCACACATGTGAAGGAAAGGTATACAGACTTTGCGTCCGGACGAAACAGGACGATCTGCCGCTGCGCGTCGTTAAGATAGTTCAGGAGCTCTTCCTGTGTCCAGCGGACAAAGGTCGGGTCCTGAAGCGTAACGCTTACCCGATTAATCAGATCAACAGCTTTAGTCGTCGCCATTTAATTATCCCCACTCGATAACTTCGAGGTCTGGATTACCCCTATACAACGGATTCCAGTTCCACTCCACACCTGTGTGAATGTTCCTTACACGCTTTGGGGTGCGCTCGCCTTTTGGTTTTTCTTCAACCTTGGGCTTGCTGCGCGCTTGAGCCATAGACTTGACCTGCTCGATGAGGTCATCGAGACGACGGCGTTTGTCTATGCTGTATGACAGGTTTTCAAGGGCAAACTCTTCGAGTTCATCCTTGTTCATGTCTTCAATATCTTTTGCCATTTGTTTCCCTCTCTACAGAGCAGAGGACACAAAGCATGCCCTCACCTATGACGAGAAGAGGGGGCGAGTTTCCCCGCCCCCTCAGCCAGATCAGGCGGTGGTCTTCATCTTGAGGGTAACAAGAGCGTCTGGAACGACGACCTTGTAGCCATAGACCTTCAGACCGCGAACGCCGTCGCCGAAGGTGTCGGTCAGACGGACAGTTTCCGTCTTCACGAACTGCGACGCAAAGCAGGTCGCCTTCGGGTGGCCAGCAAGACAGAAAGTCTTACCAGCGTCGTCGCCGGTGCCCTGAGCAAGCAGGTTGCTCTGGTACACGCTGAAGCGGTCGATCATGCCGACCTTGCCGTTGCGAAGCGGCGAGGTGCCGTCACCGGTCAGGTATGCCTGACGCAGTTCAGACTTCTTCAGCATCTCGATGTAGAGCGGTGAAAGAACGATGAAACGATCCGAGTCCGGAATGTTCAGTTCGTCCAGTGTGCGCCCTGCTTCGAGAATGTGACCCAGAAGGGTCGACTCTGATACTGACGCCTTGTCCAGAATCGAAGTTGCTGCCGTCGGGATGTTTGCCATCACGTCGGTTTCAACCGAGATGCGCATTTGCTCTGCGGCATCTTTAGCTGCTTCGTTCTGGAAGTCGATGTCAGACTGTACCTTCACGATGTCATCCACCTTGAAGGAATACGACTTCGCCTTGTCGATGTTGAGCTCGACCACCTGAGTGGTCACGTCAGCATACGAAACGGAGCCGGTGTAGTCACCAACCGTCACGTTCGGAACGGTACGGATGTTTACTTTGTTACCCTGACCCGAGATTTCACCTTCATAGTCGGTGTTTGAAATCTGAGGGAGGACGGACGATGCATAAAACTTCGCCTGAAGCTTCTTAGAGAAAATCTCTGGAATGAAGTTCGCAGCGGAGTTAGCACCAGCGGTAGGAAATGCAGGCATGTTAATTAACCTCTACAACAGTTGAGTTAACGGACTCGCCCATCTAAATACGCTTGGTCAATTTCATTCTGCCGCTTTTCAAATTCTTCAAGCGGCATTCTTGTAATTTCTTCGCGCGTCCAAATGCGTTTGCCCGAGTTCGGATCAGGCTTCCTTGCTTTGGGGAGCGATGGTTCTGCAACACGACGCGCCCTTTCCACTTTGGAAACCTGCTGTTGCGGCGGTGTATCGAACGTCTCTTTGTAGCGGTTCAAAAGCTCAACTACTTCATCTGCACTGCCATCTTGCGCTACGCGCTGCCAGACAGCCGTTTGGCGTTCTAACCACCCTCCAAAGTCATCCGACGAGACTACTTCGTCCATGTCGGGGTGCGACTTACGAATGGTGTCAAAGTGCGCCTGAAGCGTGTTTTGACTTTTCTCCGTATCAATTCGACTACGATACTCACTGACCGTCTCCTCAAGACTAGACAGCTTTTTCAGGAGCGGGGCAGCGATGTCGGGGTACTCTTCTGCGAGCACCTTTAATTCGTCATCGATACCGTCCCTGTTATGGGCTGCCTCAGCTAGCTGAGACTGAAGGTTCTGCACAGTCGCTTGCAGTTCCGCCATATTACGGCGGAGTTCCGCAGCCTCCTGTGTGGCCTTGGTCATACGAGCCTGAGCGTTCTTGACACGTTCCTCAGCAACATGGAGCTTTTTCGCCGTGTCGCTGTCGTCAGGATTTGGATCGCCGCGATCCTCTTCCTCCGGAGCCTCTTCGCCGTCTTCCCCAGTCTCCGCTGACTCTTCGGGTGGGTTTTCTTCAAACTCTTCAGCCTGCGGGGTGTCCTCTTCTTCCGGACTTTCTGCCACCTCTTCAGTGGCTTCCGGAGCGGGGTCCGCATTCTGCTCAATCATTTGCTTCAAAAGTTCATCGGCTTCTTGTTCAAGCTTCTCAGGATTTACCTTCATACTTCACCAGTGTTTGCGGGTCCGCTGCACGGAGTGTCCGCTGTTTCCATTTGAACGCCAAGTTTCTCTTACGAGGTTGGTCGTCCGCTCAAAACCGCTTGCGCGGTATCTTCTAGCTCAAGCATGAACCGCAGCTCCGCCGCGCGCCCTTGCTCAGATTTGTGGTCCGGAACGGTCTCCAATCTGTCCCGACAGGCCTCCAGCCGCTCCATTAGAAAGATCATCAATTCCTTCCATTGGGGCTGGGCCGCCAAGTAAACCACCGCCTGCGCCGCTTGCGGCGAGCATCTGCTGCTGTTGTGCTTGCGCTTCAATTTCTAGCTCTCGATCCGTCTTTAATACTTCATCAGGATTAATGTCCATACTCTTTGCAATTTCAGTAAGCAACTCTTTACGTTTTACAATTGCCATATCCATCTCATTACTAATTAATGAAAGGAACTGGAGTAAACGCTGAGAACGAACTTCACGCTGAATAAGTGATGTACTTCCTCTTGCTACTGTTTTTAAATCGCCTTTTGCTTTTTCGTTGTCACTCCACTCCATGTTCCAGTGGTAAAGTGACTGAACTAGCGGGACAATTAAGAAGTCGTCTATATTTTTGAGTGTCGACTTTAACGCTACGTTCGCGTTCCCCATGAGGATCGACATGCCAGTTGCCGTCTTGTTTAGAGACTGCGCCGTCTCGCCGTGGGTGTATGATGGCAACGACGTTGTTTCGTCGGCAAATCGGCGGAACAATTCAATGATGCTAGTCAAACCGTTGGCGTTTGCAATCGGCTGATTAAACCGGACGGCTGGTGCGTTGGGGTCACCGCCACTGCGTAAAAACACCTTCCACGGATGGAGATCGCGGGGGTCTTCGCCAGCCTCTAAGAAGTCGGTGTTAACTTCAACCATTGGGCCAGAGGCAATCGCCATGTTGTCGATAAAGATACGAGTCGCGGCATTCATTGTTGCCTGCGAGTCGCGCATCATCTTTGGAACTCCGGTCCCCCAGAACTGGTGCGGGTTCCTTTCGTAAGGGAAGCAGTTGTATGGGATGCGACCGTCGGGGATAGGGTTTAACGTCACCCGTATAACTTGACCGTCGCAAAGCCACACGTTGGCGTCAAACTCGTCCGTTTCATCCGAGTCGTCTGGCAGCTCTACACCCGAATCAAGAAGGTCTTGGCCGTTGATTGAGCCCCAGTATTCAAGAACTTCCAAGCGATTGTTGGGACCGCTTACAAAGCGAATGTTCGCCACCTCGCGGCGAATACGCTCGTGGTCTTCTTCGATGTAA